CGGCTAACTCAACAACCTACCTTCGCGGCGACCAGACGTGGGCCACGATTGCCGCAGAGGTCATCGAGTACGCCACGACTTCGGCGTTTCCCGGCACAGGCTCGTCGGCAAAAGTCTACTTTGCCACCGACGCATCGAGAGCGTACCGGTGGACTGGGTCTGAGTACGTCGAAGTTGGGGCATCGCAGGGATACACGACTGCACACACGCACACGGCTTCGGACATTACGAGCGGGACGCTGTCTGGAAGCCTTCTGCCTTTTGCGACGGCAGCACAGGCACAGGATTTGACCGCGACGACGGTCGCAGTGAATCCTGCCAACGTCAGAACTGCTTTGACCAACTGGCTGCGGATTGGCTATCGAGGTACATATTCGATCAACGGCGGGAATGCTACGAACGAAAGCCCAACCTACGCAAGCCTATCTACTAGCAGTTCCGTCGCGAACTCGGCCGCCAGTGTCTACAACGACAGGTCTGTGTGGCAAAGCAACACAAACGCAACGTGCGTGGACTGGACGAAGCCCGTCACAATATACGGCCGCATGGTTCGCCAAGCGATGCCTGCAAATGGAGTGTTCCGCTATCTGCTGGGTTCTCTCGCGTCTGCCGGAAACGCATACGAGACGCTGACCGGCCGAGGCATCGGCATTGAACTCAGGCAGTCGCGAATCTGGTTGCTGGCTCACAACGGAACGTCACTGACATCGCTCGACACTGGCATAGACGGCAGCACGATCGACTGGAACGGTGATCTGTTGGAGATCGTGGTTCGATCCGACGGGTCGGGAAACGTGTCGTTGACAGCCTCGCTCAACGGCGGCAGTGCATCGACTGCTTCAACCACCGGCGGCCCGACGACTCGGGGAGGCACCACGCAGTCGTATGCTGGCATAACAAATGGCGCCAGCACCACGCAGGCGTGGATGATGTTCACGCCACATCAAATGAGTGTGTCATGACGTTTCCGCCAATCGACCACGCCGATCTTGTCGCCATTGGTATGCCAGCGGACGCCGCGCTCGGCTGCGTCGATGGGTCGCTCGTCTGCGACGGAAGCGTGCCGCAGATCGTGATCGGTCTGCTATCTGCCGCCATGTTGTCTCCACCTCCGGGCCGTGATCGGCTCGCCTACGTCCGACACGTTCGCGGGCTGTTGCTTGGCATTACTGACTGGACGCAGGTTTCAGATGCCCCGCTGCCGTCGGCGCAAAAGGCGGCGTGGGCAACGTATCGCCAAGCACTACGAGACTTGCCATCCGCGTTTGCTGAAGGCAATCCAGTTGCTTGGCCGACACCACCCGGCACGGAGTGACCATGCCACTTTCGTTCCCAGCATCACCAACGGTCGGTCAGCAATCCACGCAGAACGGTCGCGTCTATGCGTGGACGGGAAGCGCGTGGGAACTGGTCGCTGGGCAGATGACGTTCGCGTCAACGACGCAGGCACAGGACGGCGCATCGACCAGCGTCTCGATGAATCCGGCGAGGACGCTCGACGAGATGATGGCGATGTGGACGATGGATTTGGCGACGTTTTCGGCGTCCAGTTCCAACTCGTCCAATCTGTCATACGCAGGCTCGATGGCCTTTTATTGCAGCAGCGGCTCGGCAGCCGGAAGCAATATGCTGTTCCCCGTAAACCCGACAATCTGGTCGCCGTCGATCACGAAATCCAGCAACCCAAACGGACGCTACATCAACTGGACAAGGCGGCAGCGGTTTCGTATCCGACTGTATTACACAGTTCTGCCAACAACCAACTGCGTCTATCGGTTCCTTCTTGGAAAGACCTCGTCGCAGACGGGAACCGCAAATATCGGAGCCTTGTCGGTTCGCGGAATCGGATTTGAGGTTCGCGCGTCGGGCGCGCTGTGGCTCACCGCGCACAACGGAACGAGCAGAACTGACACGAGCGCAGGGACATCACTCGCTGCAAATGCCGCATACGAAGTAATGGTGGACTCCGACGGCGCAGGGAACGCCACGCTGTTCCTTGACGGCACGTCAATCGCCACCAATACGGGCGCGCCGACGACGTTGCCAAGCGATAGCATAGGCAACCTCTTTGTGTGCGAGGCCACGAGCACGGACACGACGCAAGTCATCTGCGTCATTGACCGCTACCCGCAGGTTCTCCGCTCATGATCGAAACAGACTATCTCAACGGCATCGGCCTGCCCGTCGGAACCGAGATCAATTCGGTCGGACAGCGCCTCGTCTCGCTGGTGCCGCCGCAGTCCCAGACGATCACGGCGATCGTGGCTTCGGCGGTGGCTGGAGAGTTTGATTCCGCGCCGGATCTCATGCGGGCGATCCGCGACCGACTGCTAGAGATCACTGATTGGACGCAGATGCCTGACTCGCCGCTGACGGCCACGGCTCGCGCGGCGTGGGCGACGTACCGTCAGGGCTTGCGCGACCTGCCGCACGGCTATAGCGGCGACGGGCCGATACTTTGGCCGACGATCCCCGGATAGAGATGCCGCAACGCATCCCGTGCCACAGGGCGATGCGGCCGGTCTGTGACGCAGTGAGGTAACACCGATGATCGCCAGGCTCACCGAATCGCTCGCGGCGCGTCTTACGGCGGCAACGTACACCGCCGCACACCCCTCGGTGGCAGCGCAGAAAGCGTACCTGCCGTACCACGACAACGAGGCAATGACCTCGCTTCGGGTGTCAGTGATCCCCCGCGAGGTGGAGATCACGAAAACGGGACGAGGCTCGGAGCAGCACGACTACCTAATCGCCGTCGTCATCGCGAAGCGAACCGACGGGTCAGTGGAACAGGTCGACGCGCTTCTGGGCCTCGTCGAGAAGATGTCCGACCTCCTTCGGTCAAACGCAATGCCGCAGGTTCAGTCCCATCCCTGGCCCGACGGCGTCTCGTGGTGGTCGACCACGCTCGACCCGGTGTGGTCGCAGGAGCATCTGGAAGAGCGCCGCGTGTTCTTTACCGCCATCGTGGTTGGGTATCGTGCAATCCTGCCGCATGACGGGCAGCAGCCATGATTGCGGGAATGGTTTCCGGGGCTGTCGGCGCGTGGCCGGGGTTTGACTACGCGCGGATCGTCACCCGTATCGATGTTGATTGGTTCTTCGACCGGCCGCGAGTGCAGGCGTCGGTCGACCGCGCCACGCTCATCATGCTCACCAAAGCGGGCAAGATCGTCCGCGATAAGGTCAAGAGCGGCATCAAGCGGCGTGGACTCGCACGCACCCGGCAGCTCACAACCGCCCGCGGGCAGGCTCGAGTTGCCAACGAAATCCGGAACCGCCCTGCCAGCCCCGTGGGGACTCCTCCGTTCACCCACACCGGGTTTTTCCGACAGTGGATCGGGTATGCCTACGATCCATCGCGGCGCAGCGTCGTGATCGGCTCTCTGCGGTCGCACTGGCTGTATGACCTGCACGAGTTCGGCGGTCGTCACCCGCGACCGCAAACGAACGGTGGCCGCGGAGGCCAATATCAGCCCCGCCCCGCGTTTGCCATCGGGTTCGCCCGCGCTCTACCGTTCCTGCGGACTTATTGTCCGGAGGTTTTCGCCAACAACGTGCGGGTCAACGGACGCACGGCCATATTCTGATTTGTGACGCCTCCACGGGAGTTTCACGGTGCCAATCACCCCCCTGCTCGGTAAAGACGCAGTCCTTACGGGGATCACGAACACCAAGGTTCGTAGCGTCTCGATCACGACCGACGGCCCGCAGATCGACGCCACCAAGCGCGGCGACACGCTGCGGAAGTACAAGGCTGGGTTCAAGAGCCAGAGCGTCGAGGTGGAGACGCTGGAAGATCCCAGCGTTTCGCCAGGCGACACGGTGACCCTGACCGCTGGTCACGCCAGCGGCGCCTTCAAGGTGATGAGTGTCGTCCGCAACGAGCCGCTCGACGACGTTATCTCGTGGAACGTCTCGCTCAAGCGCACGAACGCGGCTTCCGCCCCTTCGGGCGGCGGCTCCTGACAGCAACAGCAATCCACCGCAGGGTAACCACACATGGCAGTTGCACTTGGACGCTCGCAGTCTTCGCCGCTCACGGGCATCTCCAACGACGGCATCCGCAGCGTCACGGTCACCAACGAGGCCGAGAGCGTCGACATCACCTGTCGGCAGAACGCCAGCGATGGCTACCGTGCGTTCACGACGACGTTCGTGAACCCCACCTACGAGATCGAGACGCTCGACCTGGGCGGGCTGTCGGTGGGCAGCGTGGTCGGAACCGACTACGAGGTCACGAACATCCAAGAGAACCAGCCCCTCGATGACGTGATTTCGTTCACGGTGACGATCAAGCGCAAGGCGACCTGACGCCGTGCCTACGATAGCGCTCGGCCGAAACTGCTCGATTTCGGTTGGCGGGTCAGCGCTCACTGGCGTCCGGTCGGTGTCGGTGAACAGGACGCGGCAGGAGATCGAGGTTCCGCTGTACTCCGACGGCGAGACCTACTGCCTCCCCGGCAACCGCTCGCTCTCGATCGAGATCGAGACGATCACCGCGGAGGACGCCGCGATCCTCGTGGCGGCGATCGACGCCAGGACTCCGGTCTCGGTCGTTTCCACGAATGCCTCCGCGCGGTTTATCGTCACGTCGTGCGCCGCGAGCGAGCCGCTCGACGACGTGGTCGTGTACACCGCAACGCTGAAGAGGACATTCAATGCGTAGTTTCAGAGATGAGAACGGTCGGCAGTGGGTGCTGTCGATCAACGTGGGAACGGTGAAGCGCGTCCGCGGAATCGCGGGCATCGACCTGCTCGACCTCAAGGACGGTGCGCTGTTCAACGAACTCGCAGGCGACCCGGTGAAGCTGGGCGACGTGCTGTGGGTTCTGTGCGAGGACGAAGCGAAGGCCGCGGGCATCTCCGATCTCGACTTCGCGAAGGCGCTCGCGGGGGACGCGCTCGACGCAGCGACGAACGCGCTGCTCGAGGAGATCGTGGATTTTTTCCCGAAGCCCCAGCGCGAGCTGCTCCGAAAGGCGCTGACCAAGGGCAAGGAAATGCAGGAGCGCAGCCTCGCCAAGGCAATGGCGCAGGTGGATCAAGCGCTCGCCAAGTGGGACGAGAGCGAAGCATCTGGGAACTCGTCTACGAGTGCGCTGGCATCATCGGAGTGACGCCGGATTCGTGGACGCTGCGTGAACTGATGTGGGCGCGTGACGCCCGCGAGACATCGGAGTGGTGGCACACTGCCTGCCTTCAGTCGCTGCTCGCCAACATCAATCGCAGCCCCAGCAAACCAGCGTTCTCGGCATACGATTTCCATCCATACGCGACGAAACCAAAACAGCAGATCAGCGTCGAAGAGTTGGAAAAACTTCTGACATCCGGGTGAGCATATGAGCGTCGGGGCGATCCGCGCGGGCCGCGCGATGGTCGAAATCTTCGCCGACTCCTCCATGCTCTCCCGGGGGCTGGCGCTCGCGCAGGGCAAACTCGCGAAGTTCGCGTCGACGCTGCGGCGGCTCGGCACTGCGCAGGTCGTGGTGGGAGCGACGTTCGCGGCCCCCCTGGCCGCGGCGGTCATCCAATACGCGCAGTTGGAGAAGCGCATCAATACGGTGCGAGCGCTCACCGGGGCGACCGCAGGCCAGATGCGCGTCCTTTCCGATCAGATTCGGAAGATCGGCGCTTCGACGGGCATGGCATTCACCGAGATTGCCGACGCGATGGGCGAACTGGCCCGCGCCGGTGTTCGCGTGAAAGACCTGGGAGCAGCGACCCGGGTGATCGCCGACTTCAGCCGCGCCGCTGGCATCGAGATGGGGCGCGCCGCCAACATCGGCGTCGAGATCCTGACGCAGTTCGGCCTGACGATGGAGCATCTGCCGCGCGTCGCAGACGTTCTCCAAGAAATGGCGAACGCCACGGTGTCGACCGTCGATGATCTCGCCGATGGTTTCCGCTATGCGGGGCAATCGGCAAACCTGTTCGGCCTGTCGCTGGAGCAGACCGCCGCAGCGATCGCATACCTCCAGCAGAGCGGCCTCGCGGCGTCGACCGCTGGCACGTCGCTCAACCAGATGCTGCTTCAGATCGTCCAGAACCTCGACAAACTGGAGGGGGCGATCGGCGGGCTGCGGGACGCGAATGGGGAGTTCCTGCCATTCGCGGAGATCCTCAAGAAACTTCAGATGTTCTTGAAAGACCTCCCCGGCCCCGACCGGCTGCGATTCCTCAATGAGATGTTCGACATCCGCGGCATGCGCGGTGCCGAAGGTCTCTTGAAGAACATCGAGGCGTGGCTGAACCTCACCGCGCAGGCGCAGGCTTCGATGGGCGCCACCGCCCGCAAGGCGAACGAAATGGCGAAGGCATTCGTCGTGTCGTTTGAGCGAGCGCAGAACGGCGTCGTGATGCTCGGCTACGCGATCGGGGAGGCGCTTGACAAGAACCTCCGTTTCGCATTCGACGCGATCGGCCGCACGACGATGGCGCTATCGGAGTTCGTCAAGAAGAATCAAGAAGCGGTTCAGACCGTTGCGAACGTCGCCGCCGCGCTCGTCGCCAGCGGCGTGGCATTCTTTGGCGCAGGGCTGTCGATCCAACTTGCGCTTTTCTCGCTGGATGGGTTCATAAAACTCGCGGGCGGGGTGGTTGGCGCCGTGGTTGCGCCGTTCAAGTCCGTAGCCGCCGTCGTGTCGACTGTCATGGGGCGAATCGCATCGTCGCTTGGTCGCGTGGTACTCGTCGCATCGACGTTCGGCGCGTCGTTTGTTCGACTTGCCGTCGTCCCTGCCCGAATGGCGATTCTCGGACTCGGTGGCGTCATTAATGGATTGGCGGGCGCGGCTATCGCGATGAGGTTTGCGTTCGTGGCTGCTGGCGCTGGAATCGCTTCAACCGTGTCGCTTATCGCTGCTGGTTTGACGGCCACGCTCAACGCTTCTGGGAGCGCCATCCACTCGATAGCACTGCTTACGCAGGCAGCGCTCGCCATGAATCGCGTGGTGATGGTTTCGCTTGCTTCATTCGCCACGTCTATGGCGGCGGTTGGCGCTGCGTCTCTTCCGGCGCTCGGATCTCTTGCCGGTGCCGCAGCCATAGCCGGTGCGGCTATCATCGCGCTCGGCGTCGGTTTCGCTGTGGCGACCCGCGTCGCGACGCAGTTCGGCAGGATCATCTTCGGCCTCGCCGATGCTCTTGGTCAGGGTCTCCCGAAAATCTGGGATGCGTTCGCCGCTCGAGCCGCCTCTGTCTGGCCGGAAATCGTCGCCACCGCGAAGACGGGATGGAGCGGCGTGTGGGCGGCAATCGAGTCTGGCGACCTGTCGCTCGCCTGGCGGGTATTCGTGGATGCGGCTCACGCCGCATTCGCGCAGGTGATGATGATCATCGGCCCCGCGGTGGACGATGCCGCGGAGATCCTCTTTGGCATCGGCCGCGCTCTCTACAACGGTCTCCAGTGGGCAGTGACGCAGGCGAGCGACCTGTTCACTGAGCTGCGGCACCTCGCGGCACCGGCTTTCACGTTCATCAGCGAATCGGCGGAAGCGGCTTTTTCGATGTTTGGCGACTCGATGTCGGGGATGCGTGACCTCTTCGGGCAACTTGGCGAGTACGCGGAGGAAGGCGGGAACCGCATCTACGAGGCGCTGTCTGCGGGCGACATCGTCGCGGCCTGGGCCGCGGGCATCACGGCGATCCGCAAGATGCTGATCGACCTCGCGTCGTGGTACGACCAGAACATTGGGTCGAAGATCAGGATGGTCGGTGCGGAGTTTGGGTCGTCAGGCGCTCGGAACGAGATGCTCCAGCGGCACCGCGCCGCGCACGGGCGTGAGTTCTCGATGCGGACGGCTGAACTCTCGCTGCAACCACAGACGATGGAAGAACTTAAACGAGCGCGCGACGACTTGATGGCTACGCGAGGGGGAACCGAAGCCCAGCGCGCCGCAATCGATGAGGCATTTCGGCACCGCCGCGACGTTCTGCGGCAATCCGGGGTGATGTCCCCGGAGGAGCGCGAGGCCGACCGGCAGCGACAGATCGATGCCGCGGAGGCAGACTTCAAGAAAGGTGAGAAGGATCGGCAGGAGCGCCGCAAAAAAAACGCAGAGGATCGCCGCGCCGCGGCCGACAAGGCAGCGGCTCGTGGTGCTTCATCTGCGAGCGCCGCGCAGGAGGCTCGCCGGAACCGTGCGATTGAGCAGGGTATCGACTCTGCCACCACGCCCGCGGAACTCGACAAGCAGCAGCAGGCAATCAACGCGCGAGTGCGAGAGCGGGAGTCGACCGAGAAGGTTCAAAGTGAGTACGGTCACGACCCGGATGGTGTGTTGCAATTTAGGCTGGCCGATTTTAGAGATACGCGAGACACGGCGGTTTCCAGTGTCGCTTCCATGCAGCACACGCTTGCCGATTTTGTCGGTGATGGAACCATCTCTGAAGAACACGCGAACGTCTACAACGACATCATCGCCGAATTTGAGAAGAAAGTTGCTTCAGCGACTAATGCGGCAGAAATCGCCGCAGCAAAAGCGGATATGTGGGAAGCCGCCGCTAACGCTGCCGAAGGCTTTGGTGCGAGTGGTGTTCCAGGGGAAGGAGAGCTGGTCGACATCAAGGACGCGAGGTGGCGCGCGAACGAGCGACGGGAAGACTTTGCAGCAGCAACTGCCGCTATGGACGAGGCACGCGCCGTCGATGATAAGGACAGGATGATCGTCGCGGCGGATGAACGAGAAAAAGCAGCGAAGGCACGGCGCGAGGGCGACCATGCGAAGGCTGCCACGCATGAAGAAAACGCTACGCGGCTTGAGCAAACGCTCGACCTGGGCGAGCAGGCATCCATGCAGGCCCGCCTCGACGCGAAGCGCGCGGAACTCCAGAAGCAGGAAGAACTGCGGCTCGGAAAGGGCAAAGCCGCCGCCGCTGGTCAGCGAGAGGCGCAGGATAAGCGGCTCGACGCGATCGGCGCGTTCCAGAACAGCGCTTTCGACCGCATGGGGTACTCGAGCAACCTCGCGGAGCGAACCGCGAAAGCCGCTGAAGACACCGCCCGCGGCGTCGGTCGGCTCGTGGTCATGGCGAACCAAGGTGGAGTGTTCATCGGATGAGCCTGCCAAGCAACTGGATGACTCGCGTCGATTCTGAGGAGGCCACGCTGCGCCGCGGCGGGGCGTCGGATCAATCGACATATAACCAGACGTGGATCGTCGATGCTGGCCTCGACCCGTTCGCCGCACACGCTCATTTCAGTGAGCAGCTCGACGGCACGAGCGGGACGATCGAGGGGAAGTATGGCCCGTATCACTTCAACTTCGACGGCTACGCAGCCAAGCACCTGGGCAACGGCTACTGGGAGGTCGTCGCAACATACATCACATCAGGCGGCGGCTCGCAGGAGTCGGGCGACGACGGCGGCGGCGGCGCGATGCCGATCGGCGTCGTGAAAACGATCAACTACAACTCGACAGGGGCGACGCAGCACATCACGAGCGGACTGACTGAGCAGCGAGCAGGCCCAGCAGCCGTCGATATGAAACTTGCGATCGGCGTCAACAACGACAACGTCGACGGCGTCGACATCGTCGTGCCTGTGTTTGAGTGGAGCGAAGAATATGAAATCCCTGGTGTGAACCTTTCCGCATCGTATTTCCAGAGCGTGGCGGCGCTCACCGGGACAATCAATCAGCTCCCATTTCGCGGGTACGCGATTGGCGAGGTGCTGTTTCTCGGCATCTCCGGAGGGACGACATTCAACCCGAATCAGAAGTTGGCGTCGGAGGTCGCAAGCACTCGGCTGTCGTTCCGCTTTGCGGCAAAGAAGACAGCCGCCGTGACGGTCGGAGGCATCACGCTCACTCCGACCAACGGCTGGGACTACGTTTGGATACGGTACGAGGACGACGCCGCAAGCGGCATCGGACTGAAAAAGCCCGTCGCCATCTACGCGAACCGCGTCTACAAGTACGGCGATTTCCGCGACCTTCGGCTACCGGGGGCTTGATCGATGGACTCGTCGGGCGCCAACCCGGGACGCAAGGATCGCATTCCTGTTCCCCTGTGGAACAGGATGGTGCGGGCTACCGACATTGTCGAGCGGCTGGAACCGCAGGGTGTCGGCGAATCGACGCCGCAGTATCGTGCGGGAAACACCGTCCTCGCGCAGAACTCAAGCGGCTCCGACATCGGGCGGTACGGCGTCGCGAGGATCACCGGAATCCTCACCGACCCGACGCTGTCCGACGCAGCCGCGGCGTCGTTTCAAGAGCGGCCGATCGTGAAGGTCGGTGCGCCGCTCGGCAGCGACATCTCGTGGGGTGTGGCGATCGACCCGATCGCGGACGGTCGCGTGGCCCGGGTGGCGCTCGGCGGCGTGGTGCCGGTGAAGGTGGTCGCTTACAGCGACGCGCACCAGTTCGCCAGGCCAGCCGCTGGCGACACGACCGCCCTCGCGACGTGCCACGGCATCCCAGGTGCGGCTCCGATCGTCTGGCGGCAGGCCGGGACGGGTTCTGTGTGGGCGCTCGTGCGGATCGGCTGCGGCTCGGCTGCGCACCGTCTCTGCAAGACCTCATCATCGTTCGCGAAGGGGTCGACGGCAACGCTCGACGTGTGGGAGGACGGGACGCCGCCAAGCGAAGCGCGGTCGACGGGCGTGACCGTCGCCGGGGTCGTAAACAAGTTCGCGAACATCGGCAGCGGGAAGTGGGTCTCGGTCGCGCTGCACGCCAACGGCTACTGGTACGTCGTGTCCGCGGAGTGCGGATGATGGTACTCCTGCCGGGATGCCCGTGCTGCGGCAGCGGAACCTGCGACTGCTGTGATGATGGTGCGTCGCAGCTCGTCGTGTCGCTGACCCCAGGCGAGGGGACGGGCGAGATGGTCAGGCACGAGTGGAGCGGGACGCTTTCCGGCCCGATCACTTACACGCTCGACACGAACTCGCCGACCGCCGTGTCGGCGACCGCATCGATCGCGAACTCCGGGTGCCTCGCGAACGTGTCGCTTTCCAAGCACGTCGGCGAGCAGGTCACGCAGTCGGTCACGACGTTTCTCGGAACGGATACCACGGTCTTCACGTCGCCGACCGACGGCTACTTTGAGACGCAGTCGATCGCGGTGTCTGCTGCGATGTGCGGCAAGTTTATGGCTCGAGAATTCTTCTGGTCGGGCAAATACTCGGAGCCGATTTTGTTTGAGGACGAGGCCGCATGGGTCTCGGAGGAACTGCTCTGGGTCTCGCCGACCAACTACCTAAACGTCGCCGCAGCGCACCGCGTCACGTTCCGGTATCGGTGGCTGCCGTTCCGGTCTCGCATCCCGCCGACGGTCGAGTTCCTCATCTTCGGCAGCGGAACCGGAAGCGGCGCCGCGTTCTCTCCTGTCTGGCGTCAGCGGGCAGACGTGATCGGGAACCCTTACTGGGAACTCGTCGGCGTCACCGTCGACTCGCCTGGCGCGGGCTACCCCACGTCAGGGATGGAACTCTTGATCCGGATCACGAACGGCAGGACGATCCGGATCACGAACGACGGTGCCGGGATCGACTACTGGCTGAACCCGCCGTCGCCGCTTGGGCAGGCATTTGCCGCGAGCGGATCGTCGACGCTGCCGTTCACGCTCGCCTCGTCACTGTCGCCGCCGACGATCATCGCGAGCATTCCATCAGGCGCTTCGCATACACGGGAAGCGGTTTTTTCTGTCTCGTTCACGATGATTCCAGGAACGACCGCGTATGAAATCTCCGCAATCGACATTATCGACGGCGGCGACTACTGGACGGGATTCACGACGCTTCCGATCAACCTAGCCCCGGCTGCGCCGTCGACGTGGGGGGACGTGATTTTCTTCCCTGGTTCGATCGTCGCGAATCTGACTGCGGGGGTCGTGACTTCGGTCACGCTCCCCGGCTACAGGGGAGTTTTCCTGGGGGCATCGTTGGGGGGATTCGCGACGATCGACCACACGGCGGTCGGAACCGTGCGGTGGACGGGCCTGACTGGCGTGGTGGTCGACCGGACGCGATCCGCGCCCGCCCTGACCGCCACGGTCGGCGGCGAAACGCTCACCGTGTCGCTCGAATACGTCGCCGACGGCGAGGAGTCCTACTGGCGTCTCGGCACGCTCTCGACCCCCACCGGGCCGATCGCCGACGGCACGAGCGTGACGATCACGCCCAGCCCCGACAGCATCGAGGAAGTGGCGGCGGTGGCGACGACGGGAGGCTCAATCACGAACCGCGGAAAGTACTACAAGCAGACATACACGTCGACCGAGACACCGCTGCCCACCCTAGCCTGCAAGGACTTCCCCAGCGGCTGGAAAGAGAAGACCGCGGTCTTTCATCAGACAGCCGGGGGCCGCGGGGACGGGCCGACGCAAGGCGAATCCCAGACCGTGTCGCAGATCGTCTCCGGATGGGCGGAATCGTTCACTGTCACGCGCCGCGCTGGCGAGCCGACAATCGCGATTTCCATCGAGTGATCCACGCCGTTTGACCGACTGCCCCCTCCCCGGCGACGGTGTCATGCATGGCACCCCGGCGGCACCGCATCTCGATCGGTGGGCAGCGGTGGACGCTCGAGGTGGGCGCGGTGCTGCCGGGGTGCCATGCATGACACCGTCGCCGGGGAGGGGGC